CGGCCAGCGTCGGATCGACGACGTAGTACACGACGAGCGAAATTGTGCCCGTGTGGCCTGCGTTGCCTGCCACGTTGGCTTCGACTTGCAGCTTCGTTTTCTTCGTGAAGAACGGCAGCACGCCAGTGGCGAGAATGCCGCTCAGCGGGTACATGAGCCCGACCACCGGCGACACGTTGCCAGCAGCGAACACGTCCCCCGTCAGCACGCCGAGATTGCCAAGCCCGTCAGGGTCAGCAGCGTCATACGTGCCAGAGCCGCCGTTAGCGGCCCAACCGAGGTCCATGTCCAGCGTCTCCGTGCCGGTATCAAGGTCGGCGCCGTAGAACATGCCTCCGACGACAACCGCCCCGGCCGGAACCCAGCACATTTCGAAAATGTCGCCATCTTCGACCGCAGCCCCGATTGTGTAGGAGCCGTAAGCGCACTGGAGAACGCCCGCCAGGGAAGGACCCGCAATCGGGAAGCCCGTTGCACCGCGCGTAGCGGTGAGTGTTTCAGCAACCATTGTTCAGTGCTCCTTACGAGTCGGCGGCGGCTGCGAAGAAGCACGACACCATGCCGTGTTGCTTGCCGTTGTATGCGAGTTTTTTGACGCCAAGCAGTTCCTCGATGGCGACACCGGGGCGGAACTTGTAGTCTTTGTCCATGTCGCTGCGCGGGGTCGGTTCCTGGCCCCATGCGATGCCGACAGCCTGCGCGCCGCACAGGAACACCGGACGGACGTCCGTCGTTCCAGAAGCGCCGGCGTTGGTCAGGTTGTAAGTGCCGGTCGATGCGATGTCGTCGATCTCCGGGACTTCGCGATGGATGATCCCGTCATAGAGCAGGTCCCCATCCTGGAAGATCGGGTTGTCGTCCATGCCAGAACCTTCACGCGAGCGAGCCTCACGGTTCGCTTGCGTCATCGTGGTGTCAGCCTTCAGGTCGCGGAACGTCCGCGCGCCGTGGAACGCCACGTAGTATTCCCGGCCGTCCGCTGTCTTGTACGGGCGGATATGGGGGTCAGCCGACTTGGCGATGCGCTTGGCCAGCGACATCGACGCAACCGTGCATTTGTCATCGGTCGTGTCGAGCGTTGCCGTGGCGGTTGCCCAAGTCGCGGAGTAGTTCGACTTGAGCTTGCCGAACAACAGGCGGTCAGCGTTCGCAGCCGCGTAAGCGTTGCGGTTCGCAGCCGACGAGCTTGCAAGCGTGACAGTCGTGTCGCCAGTCGTGACAGCCGACAGCATAGCCGTGATGACATCGTCACGCAGCTTCTCCGCTTCCCACTGGCGCAGCATGTCTTTCGCCGCACCGTACAGGTCGATTTCAGTCTTGTAGCTGGTCGATTTCGGCACGCGCACGCCGTTCCTGCGCCAGTCGACGGAGATTGCGCAGTTGTAGTTGCCGAGTTCTTCTTCGGCGCCGTCGAGCATGGTTGCCCCGCTCACGCCCTGGCCGACCAGTTTCGTGATCAGCGGGATGTTGATGGTCTTTCCCGCTTCTTCCTGCAGCTCGTACTTGGCGATGATGATGGATGACGACGAGCGGCCCATGTACGGCTTGAAGCCGGACGCGCGGACATACTCAGCGTAGTATTGGCTGATCCACTTCTGCTTCTCAGAAGCAGAAGCCAGCATGACTTCTGACATTGGTTATCCTCTGAATAGGTTATCGAAAGCGTTGCCCGGTCCCGTAGGAACCGCGCCCGCTCTCGCTGCCGCTGGTCTTCCGACCACACTCGGCGGGGGTTGCTGTGACGATGGGGCTGGCGAGACGCCTTGGCCCTGAAGTTCAGCCAGTACCTGCGCGCGGATCTTCTCGGCTTCGCTCTTGCGCCACGCTTCCGGGTCTTGCCCGATCTCTGACATCAGCTTGTGCTGCTTGTGCCATTTGACGACAAAGTCGTATGGATGGATCTGGCCTTGCAGTTGCTGTTGCAGCATCGGGTTCTGACCGACAGCAGACAAGAACGCCTGTTGCGCCTCGCTCACGATGTCCTCGCCGTGGGCCTGTCGGGCCATCAGCTCGGATGTGTTGAGGCGTTCGTTGAAGGCGATCCGCTGCTGTTCAGCGAGCGCGTACTGAATGATCCCCGAAGGGTCAGTCGGTATCTGCTCGGGCTGTTGCGGTTGCTGGTAGCGTTGGAGCTGTTGCTCGAGGTCTATCCGCTTGGCAGTCTCGGCTTGTCGTTTGTCGCGCTCGTCTAGAAGCGCGGAGATGGGGACGAAACGCCCTGTTTCCGGATCGCGCGCCCTGCCATCGCCTTGCGGCTCGGGTTCGGGTGCGGCTGGCTTCTCGGCTTCGATGACCGGAGCGGATGGCTCAGGCGCAGGCGTTGCCGGTTCTTCAGCGTCCAGAAAGTTCAGTTTCTCGTCACTCATCGTTCGACCTTTCGTCGTCGTCACGCAATCGCCCGAAACAGCGGCGTCCTGTTTGACGCCCGATTGACCCCGGCGGCGGGTACGAAAAAACCCGCCTGATCAGGGCGGGTCTTGCATCTCGAATTGTTGCGAAGCGTTACGCCGCCATCAGCAGCAGGATCGCTTCGTCCTCGTCTTCCTGTTCCTGCGCAGCGCGGGCCAATGCCTCGGCGCGTTGCCGGTCGTATTGTTCAAGAGCCGCGACAATCGCGGCTTGCGTTCTCGCAAAAGCTGCATCCTGGCGCGCGATGAGCTGCTGCGCTGCCAGCGGCGGAATTGCCGGCCGAGGCGTTGGCGGTTGCCAGTCGTCCCCGAAATCCTTGGAGACGGGCTCGGGCTTCTTCTTGCGGCGCTTCTTGTAATAGTAGGGGTCCTCGAAGCCGCCTTGTGAGCGCGATTGGACTTCCTCAATGCCTTCGCCTGACAGCGTCGCGGTGAACTCGGACAAGCCCGCAAAGCTGCCAGACATCGCGTTGGGATCGGTTGCAGTTTCCTGCCCGCCCGCCGCCTTGAAATAGAGCGCTTTCCAATAGTCGGCTGAGAAGAAGTTAGCCATCAGTCGAGACTGTACGTTATCGCGGTTCTGTTTCCGTCCGTGTCTACAGATGCCACGATGCGGTCTGCACCGTCAGCCACCGCGTTCCGTATCGTCACAGTCGCCGTCCCACCGCCGCTGATCTTGCCCGCCGTCGCCGCCGTCACCAGACGCAGCGCCTGCCTCAGTGTCAGGCCCGTCTCAACGTCTTCCTGATCCAGCAGGTAGGACGAGAAGCCCTGCGCCTCCAGTGTGATGGCCGGTGCAAATGAACCCGACACGGACCCCGTCGCATACCGGATCGCCTCAAAGCTTGCGACACCTGCAAAGGCCCCAAGCATGTGTCCGGTCGCCACGACAGCGCCTGAGAACGTCGCAGCGCCTGTGAATGATCCAACCGCACCCAGCGCCGCCGTGACGTTGCCTGTGAAGGCTCCGACACCAGCAAACGAGCCGACACCCGAGACGACAAGCTGGCCCGTGCCAGTGAACGTCGCCGCGCCATCGAACGTGCCGACGATATTCCGGCCCGCAGCAATCCCGCCAGACCAGCTTGCTACGCCGATGCTTTCCGAGTGGCTGGACAGGCCGCCAGGCTTCTGAGGCAGCATCCAGCTTGAGGGATGCAGGTGGCCGCTGGGGATGCCCGACTTGGCCGAATAGCCTTGAGCCGTGAAGATGTTGCGGCGCGGTCCCGCCTTGTTATTGTTTCCCTGAAGCGCAGGCGGATAAGCGTTGTTGCTCTGTGTCGCCCCGAAGATACGAACGCCCGCCGACGCGTCGCGGAAGCCGTTCTGAAGCAGCGCCATTAGCCGCCATATCCCCAATCGAAGTCTACCATGATCGTCCCGCCCGAAGTTGTCGCAGCGGTCTGATACAGAAGGAACTGGATGTTCGCCCCGTCCTTGATGCGCGGCAGCGATGGGAAGGCGTTCACGAAGTCCAGCTTTGTGTAAAGGCCGGTTGCGGGGACAGGGATCGTCCACAGCGGCTTGCAAAGGCCAATGATGACCGTGCCCGATGCGTGAGCCGTACCGGCCCATACCAGCGAGACAATGTCGCTTATGCCCGTATCGCCCGCAGCCCTTGGAAGGAACGGGTTGTACTTGTTCGCCGCGTTGCCTGAGTTGAGAAGCTGCCCGATGCCCAGCGAAGCCGTGCTGGTGAATGTGGTTGTCGCCCCTGCGCCGCCGCCCGTGTCCAGATAGTTGACGATGCATGTCGGAGCGTTCGCGCCCAGCGCCGTATCTGCCGCAACGAACATCTCAAGCCCAGCGCCTGCCGCATATCGGTCGCCCGTGCTGCCGCTCGATCCGATGGCCGTCATGGTCACGGTCTTTGTGCCCGTGGTCGAAACGTTCGTGCCTGACAGTGGGACATAACCCACAAGGTCAATCGCCATCAGATACCAAGGCGCACCCGCAGCAGCGACAACCGACGCGCCAGCCGTCAGGAAGTGCTTCGTTGCCGTCGAGACGTTGCCGCCGTGGTAAAGCGTACCCTCGCCCCATGTGTCATCGGTCGGGACGTAGGTGAGGTCAGTACCGGCAAACGTCGCAGCGATTGGCGCACCGGCATGGCCCGCAAGCAGCGTCCAGTGACCAGCCGTTCCTCCAGATGACAGCGTCTTGTTGGAAAACGCGTTGCCTGTTTTGCCGTTGGTCGTGATCTGGTTGATTAGGTCGTCCTGTGAAGACCAGCCCATGCGTCAGTTCCAAGTTGTTTCGAGAAGGCCCGCCAGGATCGACGAGGCGAGGGAGCCAGCGTGACCGGCTGCGAAAAGGTTAAGCACTGCGCCGTCCTTGATCTGGCGCGGCCTGTGATTGATGACCGAGGCGAACTCGTCGCACGCCCCGAAACTGTCCGTTGTCCCGCGCCGCGCTTCCTGCGTCAGAAAGCACTCTAGGATTGGCGCCACGATAACCAGCGCCATCAGCCCGCCACCGCCCACCGTGAAGGTCACGCTCTCGATTGACCGGACGCCGCTGTCACTGCCCTGTAGCGAGCAATACGGGTGATAGCTCGTCGCGCTTCCGACGCTGGATGCCACCACCTGTCCGCCACCTGCGACCACAAACGTGTTATGCGCCTGCGATGTGCGGCCCGCTGTCCCGTCCTGATTGGTATAGCTGAACGTGAAGACGCCGTTCGTTGAGCTTGCAGACTGCCCTACTGCGATGACACGCCCGCTTGTGTAGCGAGGCAGCGACACCGTCTGAATCATGTCCTGCTGTTCGCCTACCGCATCCGTATCTACGAAAGGGTAGTACATCAGCAGGTCAGCAAGCACGATTTGCTGCCTGCCATTCGTCGTGCTTGTCGTGCTGCTTGCCGCGCTCATCAGCTTGAGGTTGCGCAGCCATTGCGTTGCAGGCGTTACGGTCGGGACGTAGATCCCGCGCGCCGCATCCACATAGGCTGCTTCAAGCGGTGATGATGCGTAGAAGTTGGCAGTCGGCGCACCCGGAAAGTAGCTGTAGTCAATCCATGCGTTCGTTGTCGTAGCGGTCGATGACACGGCCTTGCGGAAGCTGGTGAAATGGCATTGGCCCGCGTTGTCCGCATCGGACCATGCGCGAAGGTTGCGGAAACCCGCCACGCTCAGTCCTCGCTGCCGTCAAGTTCACCGGCGCCGAACTGCGGCTGGATACCTGACGAAATCGCCAGCGAAGCCGACAGCGCGCCCTTGTAAAGTATCTTGCCCGTGCTGGTTGACGCCGTGCCAATTGCAAAGTGCGTGGCCGTCTCGGACGAGCCCGTGCATTGCGGGAACTGGATCAGCGCCGCGTTGGTTACGGTGTTGCTGCTGACCGTCCAGCCAGCGCCAGAGCGCGCCACGGCTACGCGGGCGTAGCTCGTGTAAGCGCATTCGTTCGTGGTCTGCGTGCCAGCCTCGCCCGGGTCGGCCGTATGCAGCGACACGTAGAGCGAGCCGGCCGTAGCTGACGGTTGCAGGCCCGATGCGTCACCAATGAGCGCCGCTGCGGTGTTGTTGAAGATCAGCAAAAGCAGATCGTTCTCGAAGGTGTTGCCCTTGCTCATTATTCAATCCCTATCGGCTTGCCATCCGCACCACGGACGATTGACTTAGGCTTGCTCAGTGCCGCAGCCAGGGCTTGCAGGCCCATGCCTACAGCATCCCCGCTCTTGTCTGGCTTCTCGGTTTCCTTCGGCTTGGACGCCTCGCGTTGCGCGCGGTTGTCTTCAGCCATCGCTTGCCGGTCGGCCATGCGCTCGGTCAGCGCGGAACGCTCGCGTTCCATCTCGACGTTCACAGCCAGTTCCTGCTGCTTGAGCCCGAGTTCAGCGCGCTTCAGGTCCAGTTCGGCCAGCTTGAATTGCAATTCCTGCTGCTTGATCTGTAGTTCCTGCGCCTTGATAGCCGTCTCGCCCTGCGCCTTGACCTGTTCGGCCGTCATCCGCTCGCGCTCTAGCTCGATATTGGACTGCGCAAGGGCGCCCTCGTTCTGCGCCTTCGCCATGTTGAGCGCGGCGGAGCTTTCCTTTGTCGCAATCTCGGCCATTGCAGCGCGTTCCTGCATCTGCGCCTGCTTCTGCGCTTGCGCCTGCGCCTCGGGGCTTTGCTCCCCACCGCCTGACAGAAGCTCGGTCATCTTCTTCTTGCGCTGCGCCGGCAGGCTGGACGCCTCGATCAGCGCCAGAGCGTAAGGCGGCGGCAAGGCTGCAAGCTGCGGCATGATCTGCGCGAGCTGTTCGAACTCTTCGGACTGCAACGTCACAGTGTCGGGGCCAGTCTCGAGGATCACGTCCACGTCCATCTGCGCCACAGCGTTCTGCACCTGAGGCTGACCCGTCATCGGGTCCACCTGCACCTGGTTCAGCCCGATGAACTGCGTGGCCTGCTCGTCGTCCGTAATGCGCACCCATTTGGGCGCTTTCCAGAACTGCTTGATGCGCGCCCATGTCGCCCGGTAGACGCGCAGCTTGAAGTCATTGAACCGGTCATAGAGCGGCGCGAGTTCGGCAAGCCCTGCCTGTTGCTGGGCGATGATGGCGCGGCCGCTTTCGCCTTCCGTGCCTTTGCCCTGAAGCGCATTGTTCGGCCCGAGAAGGTCAATCTCTGCCTTGGCTTCCTGCAACATGTTCAGGTTGCCGGTCGTTTCCTGCGCCGTGTCCAGCACCTGCACCGCTTGCGGGTCTACAACCTCGACCCAGCCATCAGGGCGGGCAATCTCGCGCTTGGCCTGCCCGACATCGGCAACGGCGCCCTGTTGCGCCATGACGCGGCGCGAGTGCAGGAAGTGGACGGCCTTGCTGCGCCTGTGATTAATTTCGTCCTGCGGCCCGCGCATGTCGTGGACAACGCCATAACGGCAGTTCTCGCGATCAACATAGGCGCTGAACGCCTCGATTGGGCAGACGGTCTTGCCCTTCTCGTCCCGGTAGTAGCTCGGCCCATCCATCACGAGCGTGGAGCCGACAACCACCGCGTAGTTATGCTCGCTGCCCTGCTTGTAATACAATTGGCAGACCTGGACCCTTCTCCTTTTGCGGTCGATCCACGTCCCGCTTGACGGCTTGTCGTCTACAGACTGGTCCGCAACGAACGCCTTTTCGCTGCCCGTGATGCCCGCCTCGATCTCCTTGCCCTTGTCAGGGTACAGCGCAATGGCGTCGTCTGCGTCCATCCACTTCAGCACGCCGAGGTAGCGCGCATCCGAGAAGTCATGACGGCTCGAGCGCGGGTCGAATATGAACTCATCCCACGGGATCAGGTTGACGCGAATGTCTTCCGGCCCGTCCATGATGACTTCAGCAGCGCCCGCGCCCTCAATCATCCCGCACTCGAAAGCGCCTGAGAATATGTTGTTGAGCCTGGTCTGATCCGACACGAACCGCAGCGCCTGCGTTACGATGTCGGCGCTCTGCTCGTCGCGTGGCGTGCGTGGGTAAGCCTTGGGGTCGGTGCGCCTGTTGCGCTCGACGCCGAGAATGCTGTCCACCTTGCGCTTGATGCGGTTGAAGACGATGGGCGGCTGGCCGCGCTGCTTCAGCGTGGCGATCTCTTCTTTCGTCCACTGCTTACCATCGTAATAGTCGCGATGAAGGGCCGAGCGGTCGCGGGCTTCTTCCATCGTATCGAGATACTCGCGCACCATCTTCCGAATGCGCTCGGCGCCGTCCTCGCCCGCTTCGGGCTTGGGCGACAAACTCACAATACTCGCCAATTGTCCGCCTTTGGTGGGGGCCTGTAGTCGCGTGGTCGCGTCAATGGTTGAGGCGCGGCAGGCGTGAAGCCTGGGTGCGCCATGTCGATCACCATGCCCATCAGGGCGCAGGTATCGACGAGGTCGTCATGCTTGCCAGCCGGGAAGCTCAGGAGCTGGTTAAGCACCTTCTCGCCCAGATCCGTCTTCGGCAGGCTCACCTTGCCCATCGCAGCGCGGGCCTGAAATGCCCTCGCCCGTGTCGGCTTGTCCGAGATGGACGGTATCCATTCCGTGCGTGCGAACACGCGTAGTTCATTCATGCGGCGCGTCAGCATCGGCTTGACCGCTTTGACGATCACGCCAGCCTCTCCGAAATAGCATAGCGGCTTGTGCATCTTGACCAGCCGCAACAGCTCCTCGATCCACACATCCGCCGAGGTCTGGCCGGTCCAGCCGTCGATCAGCGTCAGCGTGTCCTCGTGATAGTTCCAGACGAGGTGCGCGGTCCAATCGCCGCCGTCCTCTGTCACCGCGTAATCGCTCGTGATGTAGATGTGGCCCTTGGCCGGCGGGTCATCGTGGCGCTTGAACCAGTCCCGCAGGAAGAACGTGCCGTCGTCAGGCGTCGGGTTCTGCTGGTAGAGCGCCTCGAAGTCGCGCGGCCCGATTGCGGCCTTGATGCGCTTCAATGCATCGACGTTGTAGCGTTCAGGCCAGAGCGCCTGGCCGTCCTTGATCGCAGGCAGGTTGACCTTGACCCACTTGTCACCGCCGTTGTTCTCGGCTTCCAGCAAGCGCCCGCCTAGGTCGTCCTCATGCCAGCGCGTCTGGATCAGGATAACAGCCCCACCCGGCATCAGGCGGGTGTAAGCCGTGGACGTGTACCAGTTCCAGATTGTTTCGCGCCTTAGCTCGCTCTCGGCTTCCTCGCGATCCTTCACGGGGTCGTCGATCAGCAGGATATGAGCGCCGCGACCAGTAACAGCCGTTCCGACACCAGCCGCAACGTAAGCGCCGCCCGCGTCCGTGTTCCACCTGCCGGCCGCTCGGCTGTCTTCCGCCAGCTTCACGTTGAACAGGCGTGAGAACTCGTTGGTCCGGATGATGTTGCGAACCTCGCGCCCAAAGTCCGAGGCGAGATCCGAGTTGTAGCTGGCCGCGATAATCTGCTTGTCAGGGTTGCGGCCCATGTACCAGGCGGGAAAGCGCCTCGAGGCCAGTTCGGACTTGCCGTGCCTTGGCGGCATGAAGATCATCAGCCGGTCAATCTCGCCCCGCTCAACCGCTTCCAGCTTCTCGGCTATCTCCGAATGTGGCGGCGCGGGTTCGTAAGCGTGGTTGGTGTAGCTAGTGAACGGGATCAGACCCCTTCGCGCGTGACGCCTCCGCAATAGCTCCTGCGCTGCCATTGCTGGCGAGATATGCGGTGAGATCCTCGTCGCTGTATTCATCGACTGTGATGTTCCGGTTTGTGCGGATCGACTGTTCGATGCGCTCGCCGCTCAGGATGCCCAGCTCTTTGATTGCCGCTATTGAGGCCGCGTGTGAGGCGTCAGCCTTCGCGGCTACCAGTACCTCTTGAGCCTGCTGGATGAGCCAGGCGAGCGTCACAGACGTTTGTGCGGCTATTGGTTTGCGTAGTTCTGCGATCCGTTCGCAGATGTTAGCGTTTGATAGCAGCCTGCTAGCATTGGCTCTTGCGGTCGCGTCGTTTGAGACTTTGTAGCCAGCTTCTACGTAAGCCTCGTTTCCGCTCATCCCCTCAACAATGGCGCGGCAGAAGCGCTCCTGTTGTTCGTTCAGCTTCGTCACGATGCGTACGTCCAGCCATAGTCACTGCGCCAGTTCCCGTTGACCTCGACATAACGAAGCTTCTCGATGCGGATGCGGCCATCGCTGAACGTCACGGTCACGTCCGTGTCGCCATAGCCCATTCCGAGGCCAGTCGTGGTCAACGTGACCTGGCCGGCAGAGACAA